TGGTATTCCTTCATGGGTAAAACGCATTACTCTAATATTCAATGAAGTTAGTACATCTGGTGCGTCTGGAACAGTAGTTCAGCTTGGTACGGGAGCAACACCTACCTATACAACATCAGGATATGTAAGCACGAGTGTAGGTTGCGCCCCGGCTCCGGGCGCAACAAGTTATACAAACGGATTTGGAATGCGAAATGACAGTGCTGCATATTTTATGTCAGGTCACATGATCATATCTAACATTAGCGGCAACATCTGGATTTCATCACACGCAACGAAAGTCGCAACCACTATTTGTCCTATGGGCGGCGGATCAGTATCTCTAGCTGCCGCTTTAACAGCAATACGATTTACTTCAGCGAACGGCACAGACACATTTGATGCCGGATCAGTCAACATTCTGTATGAGGGTTAATCATAACAATGATCATTGACGGCACAAATGGGGCCACGTTTCCTAACGGATCAAACCCACAAACATTCCTTAAAGGGCAAATTATGTCAAACACTATCACATGGCAAATCGAATGGATGAATTCATCCAACGAAACCATCAACGGATTCAAAGAGGTTTTACTCACAGCGGGTTGGAGAGCAACAGGTACTGACGGAACTAACACTTCAACTGTTTACAGTACTGTATCTTTTCCCGAACCATCTCAGGGTTCTACCTTCACTCCTTATGTTGATTTAACTCAAGAGGAAGTATTGAGCTGGATATGGGCTAACGGCGTAGACAAAGAAACTACTGAAGCAACTCTGAATAGCAATCTAGCATTGTTGGATAACCCCCCTGTTTCACAAAAACCGCTTCCGTGGGCAGTTAAGTGAATTAAATTAATAAAAATACATTTAAATAACAAAAATTATTGTTGTAATTAAGGAAAATGTTTAAATGAGTTATAACTGGAAAATTTTAGAAGTTCATGCTGAGAATGATCTCATTGTTTCTGCGCGTTATTTTTGTTCTGCTAATGAAAATGACAATACAATAGAAACCGAGGGATGGTGGTATTTCAATGAACCGTCAGTCAAAACGCCATTTAATCAAGTAACCGAAGCAATGGTTATTGAATGGGTTAAAGCTGAAACCATGAAAGATGGGTTCAACATGATTGAAGCAAGATTATCCGAACAATTACAAGCAACAGAAAAAGAAAAGAAAGTTACTGCGCCGTGGTTACCGCAAGTTTTTACGGTTCAGCTATGATATTCAAAATTTTAAGGACTAACCCATGACAGCCGTTAATATTTCACTTTTTGCCGGGGCTGGCGCTCAATTCTTTGACCAGAACGGTACTCCTTTAGCTGGTGGGTTGATTTATACCTATACCGCTGGAACAAGTTCTAACCAGACAACTTACACCAGTTCTGCGGGAACAATTGCAAACCCTAACCCGGTTGTTTTGGATAGCGGGGGCCGCGTTCCTAATGAGATATGGTTGATTGCCGGGAATACTTATAAGTTTGTGGTTACTAGCGCCACAGGTAATCCAATTGGTACTTATGACAATATCCCCGGTGCTAATTCGGTTGCATACCCAACAACCGTACCAAACGGCGGCACAGGATTAAGCAGTTTAACTGCCAACGCTTTGCTTTTAGGAAATGGAGCATCAACCCCGCAATTTGTTACAGCGGGTACTAACGGAAATATTCTGGTTGATAACGGCACGACATGGATCAGCCAAGCATTTACCAGTTCGTTTGGGGCCAGCGGTTATGCAAAACTTCCCGGTGGAGCAATATTAAATTGGGGAACCGTTACCGCTTCAGTAACAGGTGCGGTACTTACGTTTTCTCTACCCTTTCCTAATGCTTGTAATGCGGTACTGGTATCCAATGCAGCCGGAGCAAGTTCAGCCATTGTGGTTTCAGCCGGAACACCTAGCAAAACTGCGGTAACTGTATATTCGTCAGCAACAACCGTTTCAGCAACGGTTTTCGCAATAGGTAACTAATGACAACGCCATTAGACATTATCAGTCGCGCACTTAAAGACATTGGGGCATTAGAAGCCGGAGAATCACCTACTTCGGAAGCGGCGCAAGATGCGTTCGATATGATGAATGACATGATCGATCAATGGTCTAATGAATCGATGATGGTTACATACAAAACCGAGATTATCTTCCCGGTTGTCGCAGGGCAAACTCAGTACACCATTGGCCCCGGCGGTCAGATCGGAGCGGTATTTACCGGATCAATTTCAGGTAATGTCTTAACCGTTACCGCTATATCAAGCGGTGCGATTGGTTTAGGAATGACGTTGAGCGGTACTGGTATATCTGCGGGAACAACAATCGTTGCGTTTGGTACTGGCGCTGGCGGCAATATCAACGAGGCCGGTACATATATCCTTAATACTTATCAGACCATAAGCTCTTCAACAATCAATGCTTACTGGCAAAGACCGTTATCAATTAACTCGGCATTTGTGCGGATTAATACCAATTCTAATGGTATGCCGATCAACAACGGCGGCCTAGATTACCCAATCAGTATTCTAAACTTTGACCAATACGAGATGATTGGCCTTAAAACCCTTAACGGGCCGTGGCCTAAAGCCTTGTATTACCAGCCTTCTGAAATGCTTGGGAATATATTTCTCTGGCCTAACCCAAGTCAAGGCGAGATGCACATTTTCGCAGATACGTTATTCAGCCGTTATACAACTTATGCCGATACCATAACGCTACCGCAAGGGTTCAACAACGCCCTTAGATGGTGTTTAGCTGAACGTCTGATGCCTATGTACGGAAAAGCAAACCAAGTGCAAATGGCGATGATTGCGGGCTTTGCAGCACAGGCCAAAAGCACAATTAAACGCACCAACATGAAACCGCCTCAAGTTTCACGATTTGATGAAGTTATTACGAGCAGCCGCAGCAAAGATGCGGGCTGGATTCTTTCCGGTGGATTCTTTAGGTAAATAATATGGCAAGTACAACATTTGTTGATGGATCAACGGTTATTGTTTCTTCATGGTTGAATGATGTTAATAACCTTGTTTATAACGGCGTATTTCAATCAACTGCAACCAGTTTGACGGGCAGCTTAACGGTTCCGGTTGTTAAATCGAGCGGTACTCTAAGTTTACAAACCAACGGAAGCACCACAGCAATTTATGCTGATACCAGCCAAAACGTAGGTTTAGGCACTACCAGTTTGATTTCTGGATTCAGAGCAACGGTTGCGGGTTCCTTGATTGCTAGTGGTAGTTTAACTGGCTATGGTACTGACCCTAACTTAACCACCGGATCAAGTCGAGTATTTGCCGATTTTACTGGCAGCGTAGGCCGGATTGGTACGGCTACCGGTTCAGGATCAGGCGGTACATTATCGTTTGTTGTTAATAATAATTCTCAAGCTACATTAGACGGATCAGGTAACTTTGTTGCTAATGGCAACATTACCGCGACAGGCCAGTTCAGCGGCCCCGGTACTGGTTTAACTGGTACAGCGGCTAGTCTTAACATTGGAGGCAATGCGGCAACGGTAACTAATGGCCTTACAACTGTTAATTATAATTCTTATGCTCCAACGCTTACCGGCACAGGTGCTTCAGGCACTTGGAATATCAGCATTAGTGGTAACGCGGTAACTGCCACAACATCTGGATATATCACTAATTCTGCATACAACGGTTTTGGGCTTAGAACAGTATCAACATCAGCCCCTTCGGGCGGTACTAACGGCGATATTTGGTATCAGGTATAAAAAATGGGCGCTAACCAAAAAGTTTACGTCAACAACGCTGGTACTTTTTCACAGGCCAAGCAAATCTATGCCAACGTAAGCAGCACATGGAAAACTGTAAAAAAAGTCTTTGTAAATCAAAGCGGATCATGGACGCAAGTTTATCCAACTGCATCAACCACAACAACTTATACAACGCCGGGTACTTATACTTATACCGTTCCAGCGGGAATTTATAGCATAACTGTTACCGTTGTTGGTGCTGGTGGTGGCGGTGGTGGTGGACAGTTTAGTTCTGGTGATAGTCATGCTGGCGCTGGTGGTGGATCGGGTGGATATTATTCAAACCAAGTTATTTCGGTTGTTCCCGGTCAAACCTATACTGTAACCGTTGGCACAGGTGGAGCGCACGGCTATAACTATGACAACGGAACGCTAAGATTTACGGCTGGATCATCTGGAAGTACCACCGGTAATGGTGGTGGTAGTTCTTCATTTGTTGGAACTGGAGGATCGTTTACTGCAACAGGTGGCGGTGGCGGCGTTGGCAACGGCGGTTCTGGTGGTTCTGGTGGTTCTCCCGGAGGTTCTGCGGGGCAAAGCAACGGTTCAGCCAACTATTCTGGCCCGCAATTAGCGGGTGGTAGTAATGGAACAGGTTATGGAACGGGAGGCATAGGCGGTATGCAATATTATCTTGCCTCTGCTGGTGACGGTGGTTCAGGTTTTGTTTCGGTGAGTTTCTAATGGCTGATTTCGGCTTTGTAGGCCCGTCATACACAACCCCTTCGCGTTATGTCAATGCTGAGGAATGTATCAATTTCTTTTTAGAGATTGATCCAACAAAACAGCTAGGACAAAACGGCGTTGTTGCGTTATATCCTACGCCCGGCCTTGTCTTAACTTATCAACTGGCAACGGCTCCAATTCGAGGCATGAGAGCGCTTTCAGGCGGTAAGTACATGATGGCGGTGGCTGGGATTTATGTTTACATTATTAACAATAATGGAAATGTAACCCAAGTCGGAACGCTTACCAGCAATGCCACGGCAACTAATCCAGTTTCAATTACCGACACAATAACCGCTCAGGGTTTGGTTGCGTATTTAGCTGACGGTGTAAACCGCTATTACTGGATTGCTGCAACGGGATCATTCCAAACGCTACCCACTACCGATGGACCGTGGGTTGGCGCTCAAGTGGTGGATCAGGTTGACGGTTATGTGATTTACAACCAAGCGGGTACTCAAAACTGGGGCGCGTCAGATTTAAACAGCCAATTTTCAACAAATGCTTATTACGGTTCTAAAAACGGTTCGTCTGATAACTTAGTTTCGGTTGTTGTAGACCGCCGAAATGTTTTCCTACTTGGTGAAAACACCACCGAGGTTTGGATTGATGTAGGCAACACAATCAATGGGATTATTACTTTCCCATTTAGCCGGATACAAGGCACTTCAATGCAGCATGGTATTGCGGCCCCGTATTCGATTGCACGTTTTGCTGAACAGTTTATGTTTGTCAGCAAGGACACGCGAGGCCAGAGCGTTATAGGCGCGATTCAGGGCTACCAGTTCATTAGATTATCTACTCATGCCGTTGAGTATTCATTATTAGGTCAAGTCGTTTCTGATGCAATTGCGTACAGTTACCAGTTAGAAGGCCATGAGTTTTATGTTGTTACATTCCCAACGGCTAATATTACATGGGTTTACGATTTAACCACCAAGTTCTGGCACAAATGGTTGTCGTTAAATTCTGCAACGAACACGTTAAATCGCCATAGATCAAATTGCGGTTGTTTTTTTAACAATAATTATTACGTTGGAGATTATGCCAACGGTCAGATTTATGCTTTAGATAACAACACTTATACAGAAGCCGGTAACACTATAAAAAGAATTCGCAGGGCTACCCATCTGGTTAGCGATTACCAGCGTCAATATTTTGCAGAGCTTCAAATTCGGTTCGAGCCGGGGGTAGGTCTTAATTTTGTACCTGTAAACCCTGCCATCACTTCGGTTGCGGGTTTGGCAATTGCTGGTACAGCGGTTGCGGGTACTCCGATTGTCGCAGTTCCGGGTGCAGTTCCTAAAGCTATGCTCAGATGGTCAAACGATGGTGGTTCTACATTTAGCAATGAGCACTGGACTAGCATTGGGCAAATAGGCCAATACAAAAACAGAGCTATTTGGCGGCGATTAGGTTATGCCAGAGATAGGATTTTTGAGGTAACGATTACTGATCCGGTAAAGGCGGTGATTGTGGCGGCAAATCTTAAAGCAGAGGTCGGGGATAATTAATGGCTAATCAAACAATTAACGCTTCAAATTTTAACTTTAATTTTCCGCAAGCCCCGTTTTTAGATGCTAGTGGTTTGCCAAATATTGCGTGGTTAATTTGGTTGCAAAACCCAAGTTTTAATTCTTTAAAAGTAGCAAACGGCGCAACCGGTACATTTACGTCCGGTGGTCATACGTTGACAATAACAAACGGCATTATTACTAACATTACTTAAAATCGGTAGAATTAACCAAAGGTTACGAGGGCTTAAAAATGCCATTTAGTTTTATTATTCCAGCGGTTGCAAGCATTGGCAGCGCATTAATAGGTTCTAATGCTGCGCAAGATGCTGCAAATACGCAATCACAAAGCCAACAGGCTGCGCTTAACCAGCAGCAAGCCATGTTTGACCAACAACAAAAAAACCAGCAACCATACCTAAACGCTGGGTATACCGCGTTAAACACTTTGGGAACGGGTACAACAGGCGGGATTAATCAGGGCCAGTTTACTACTGCGCCGGGAACGTATAACCCGATTGAAACGCAAAAGTTTCAAACCTTCAACCCCATAGCAACGCAGAATTTTCAAACGTACCAGCCAACGCAAACCCAACAATTTCAGACCTACAAGCCAGTAACAAATGCTGACATTATGGCAAATCTGGCACCTAATTATCAGTTCATGCTCAATCAGGGATTGGGTGCAACTGCAATGGGCGCTAATGCTAGTGGTGGCGGTTCAAATATTGATCGTGCAAACCAGATTTTTGCAGAGAATTATGCGGGAAACGCTTATCAAAACGCTTTGCAAAACTATATGGGCCAGCAAGCGCAAGGATTTAATCAAGCACAAACCCAGCAGCAAAACACAATTGCTAATGCTCTAGCACAACAAGGGCAAGGATTTAACCAAAATATCACGCAACAACAAAACGCTATTGCAAACGCAATCAATCAATCCAACACCGGATTTACCCAAAACACAACGCAGCAACAAAATGCAATTGCAAATGCGTTAGCACAGCAACAACAGCAGTATGCTCAAACAACCGGCAACCAGACCAATATTTTTAACCGTTTAGCGGCTTTGGCTGGAATTGGTCAATCTTCCGCAAATGTAGGAACGCAAGCCGCAGTAAGTGCGTTGTCACCTATTGGTAGCACGATTGGTAATATCGGAACCGCTCAAGCAGCCGGACAGATCGGTTCGGCTAATGCTATTTCTGGCGGTTTAACTAATGCAGGGAACTATTCTTATCTAAGTAGCCTTTTAAATCCTTCGCAAAATAATGCGGGTGCTAACACAGGCGGCGGCGGTTACTTTGGCGGTATTGGTGGTTCTAGTTCAGGCGAAACTAATCCGTATTCATTGCTGGGTTAAAAGGTTAAAAAATGGCTGATTTCACACCGGTTGGCGCAGATATAAAACCGCAAGCGCAAACTTCGCTTGCTGACATGATTAATATGGCTAGAGGCGTTCAAGCCTATCAACAAGCCGGACAAATCAACCCATTAGCGTTGCAGCAACAACAATACCAAACTCAAACGTCTGGCGCTCAAGCGCAAGGCGCACAAATGTCAATTGACGAACGTAAAGCCGTTGCGCCTATTCTGCAAAATATTAAAGATTATTCCGATTCAGATGGAAATTTAGATTACAACCGTTTGCAAACGGACATTATGAAAGCGGCCCCGACAACGGGCGCTGAGATGTTTGGACGTGTTGCAGAAACTCATTCAGCAGCCAGCAACGCGCAGAAAGCGGTTTTAGGATTGAAACAAGAACAACGCACAATGGCAGGACAGTTTCTTACTTCGCTTGCAAACGATGATCCGCAAACAGCGGCTAAAAAGTCTGAAGCATTTGTCCAGCAATATCCACAGTTAAAACCTGTAATGGATTTTAACTGGAAATATATTTTGGCCCCAGCAGCGAAAGGTAATTCATTTTCACAGGCGGCATTACAGGCCGGGGCTGGCACGTTGTCGGTTGGCGGTCAAAAAGAAGCTATGCAGCCTCAATATCAAGAACTAGGCGGCGAATACCGGCAAACTTCACCGATGGCGGCAGCTTTAGGCGCACCATCCACGATTGCAAAAGTACCTAATCAAGAAACCGTATCCGATGTTACTGGTCAGCCTGTTACCAAAATAACCGATCCTAAGACCGGAACAATAACTTATAAGCCGTTGGCTGAAAACTATCCTAAGCCAATGATGCAATACCCGGCGGGAGAAAGTTCGGCAACCTTGCCGGAAGTGCAAAAAATCCGCAGCGATGCAACCAATCAAATGCCTAACATTAAAAACGGTCAGCTAGTAAATAACCTGATTGTTGATGCAGCCAAAAAATCAGCCACGGGCGCTGGGGCTAATTGGAGGGCGTCAATTGGCAGTTTGCCGGGGCTTAAATATACGTTTGGCGGTGATATTGCAGCAGATACCGCTACCCTTAACGAATACTTAGCGCGTGAAACTGCAAATGCAGCGGCTACGGCGGGAGGCAATCCAACACAGGCTGGACAAGCAGCGGCGGCTATTGCTGGATCAACTAACGACCCCGCTTTAGCAATTCAACGCAAAGCTATTTTTAATAATGCTTTGTACAAAGGCGCTGAATTGTTTGCCAACGGCGTTGAAGCAGCAACAAAAAACCCCAATGGGAATGGCGCGTTTGAGGCAAGACAATTTAAAACAGATTTTTATAAAAATTATTCTCCCGAAGCGATGGTGCTTTACAACGCTGCAACTGCACCTAAAGACAAAAACGGCAAAATTGACCCGGCGCAAACTGATATGGTGGATGCAGTTAAGCAAAGCGTTGGTTTTGTTTCAGGGAAACCAATATCACAGCAACCAGCGAGAGTTCAAGAAATACTGAAACAAGTTCGGAATCTTGAAAAACTGGTCAGCACAGGGAAGCTATAACATGGCGGTTTCTGATGATGTTTTGAATATGCTTGGGGTGCAAGACGATTCGCAAGCAAAACAGTTAAATGCTGCGCCATTACTATCGTTTGATATATCCAAAAAATATGGAACCCCTGATCAAATCCTAGACAACTTGGGCGGGGTAGAGAGCAGCAACAACCCATTCGCGGTTAATAAAGAAAGCAAAGCTATTGGCAAATATCAGTTTTTGCCGGAAACCGCCTCGATGTTGCATAAAAAGGGAATCAAATTTAACCCCTTTGATGAAAAAGAATCGAGAGCAGCGGCTGATTATTATATTCAGCAGTTAGTTAAAGACAATGGCGGGGATTACAAAAAAGCAATGGCGGCTTATGGCGGCTTTAAAACCGCTGATCCTTCCAGTTATGTAAACAAAGTTTTGAAAGGCGTAGACCTTTCTAGTCCACAGGCAGCGGAAACGCCAACAGAGCAGCCCGGCCCTATTGAAAGTGGCGTCATGGAGCAGTTAGGTTTTACACCTGAAGGCGAAACCTATAAGCCTATTGAACTGAATATTGAAACAACTTCACAAAGCCCTAGCCAATATGGGGGTGAAAACCCTGAATTTACGCCCGAAGAAGTATCAAAAGGTTCTGCCCCGTTTGCTGCGGCGGCTGACGTGGTGGCTGGTGGCGTTGCTGGAATGGCTAAAACTTCCGCTTATTGGTTATCCAGAATGTCGGGAATGTCACCTGAAGAAGCGGAAAAGATTGCGCAACGCGGGGATGTTTTAGAAAATCCTATTGGAAAGTTTTCGGGACTGATAAACACGCCGGAGTATCAAAATTCATTACCTATGCAAGCAGCCAATCTAATTGGTCAGGTTGCAAATTATCCCGGTCAAAAGTTATCTGAAGCAACGGGACTGCATCCGCTTGATGCCCAATATGGCACAAACTTCTTAATGATGGCAGTACCCGAAGCCGCAGGGCTTAAAGGTGCAATTGCATCAGACGTTGCCAGAGGCGCAGAGGCGCAAGCGCAAGGCGTTTTAGCATCTGGTAGAGCTAGGGCCGCAGGATTAAGAGAAGAACAAGCAGCAGCGCGTCCACCAGAATTAGGCGTGGTTAATACTGAACCTGTTTTGCAAAAAAGCGCACCAGAACAATTGCAAGATCAGTTTGCAGCCCGTCAAGCTACGCCGGGTTCAGTCGGAGCGGCGGGTGCTACACCATTACAAATTGCGTCAGCATCTGGAGCAAGCCCGCAATTAATCGCTGCAATTCAAAAAGCCTCAAAATCTGGCGATATATCGCCGGAAGTAGTTACTCGACACGTTGAGGCAGATACCTTGCCCGTTCCTATGCAATTACGCGAAGGACAAGCAACGCGCGACCCTGCTATTTGGGCAGACGAATACAATAAACGCACGGACGATGCAGCGTTTCGTGGGCAACAAAATCAAAAATTAGTGCAAAACTTTCAAGCAATTGACGAACGTGCGCGGCCTAGCGTCACTACAAGCAATGCGGT